GCAGTAATTATTGACTTTTTCGGAACAGAACAACCATGGCACCCAATCCCTAAAGACGAGCATTTTGAAAGAGCAGTTCGAGTTAACAGAGAAAGCTTCCAACCAGCTGAGATTTTGTATCCAGTGGCATACCCAGATTTGAGGTATTACCCTTGGACATTACCTACCAGCGCTGAAGCACCCTGGAATTTGAACGATTTTAAGTTCGTACCCTTCCAAGAGAATTATAACTGGCATGACGAAGCATGGAGTTACTTCAAAGGAAAGGTTTCGAAATACTTTCGAGTTCGAGAATGGCTTAGATACAAACAAGCCTTGGGAATTATTCGCGACGATACACCTAATTTTCACAACCTTTACAACGAGATATTTGTCTACAACAGAGCTTTAGTTCACGAGATAAAATATGGATCAAAGAATTTTTGGAAACAAGATGGAACACCAATTCCATACTACTGGAATACTCTACATGCGAGATCACACGTGGTCAGCAAAGATGAGCCAGACAAGATTCGAGCCGTATTTGGAGCGACAAAGCTACTTCTACAAGTCGAAAATTGCTTTATTTGGCAATTACAACGTCGATACTTGAACGAAGATGAAGGACGACTACTCTGGGGCCGTGAAATAATGAAAGGTGGATGGAAGAAATTGATGAGGGAAATTGAAACAGGAGGAACACCTAATACAGTACTTTCTATTGACTGGAGCCAGTTTGATAAACGGTTACTTTTTGAATTGATTGATATTGTCCATGAGACATGGAGGAGTTACTTTGATTTTAGTTTTTACGCACCAACTTCCTTTTATCCAAACGCAAAGCCGAAGAAACCAGAACACTTGGAACGACTTTGGAAATGGATGTGTTATTGTATTAAATTTACACCTATTCTATTACCAGACGGACGACTGTACCGATGGACGTATAATGGATTTGGTTCAGGATATCAGCAAACGCAATTGATGGATACCAATGGTAATTCTATCATGATCCTAACCTGCCTATCGTCACTTGGAATCAATATAGAGTCAGAACGTTTTTTGGATTAGAATACAAGGTGATGATTCTCTTGTTACTTTTTTTGAACGTGTGTACCAAATTTTTGGACCACATTTCTTAGT